CTTTGTTCACGATGGAGGCGACACGCAGAAATGGCGCCTCAAGGGCCATGCCCGCAAAGAGTTCTGGAAGTGGGTATGCTCGTGGGCGGTGTCGATGCGGAAACCATCTGACATCGGCTACGAAGACGACGGTTTTACTCTGCCCCCAAAGTACGAACACTTTCACGCTGTCGAGGTGGATACGCCTACAGACGGATTCCTCTTCGCATTGCCGGCTGAAACCTTGCAAGAGCGTATTGGGGCGCGGCGGGCGTCGATTGATGAGCGGCTCGCGCTGGCCGTCAAAGTGATTCGAGACGAACCCGCAGAGCAATGGCTTATCTGGTGTAACTTGAATGCCGAGCAAGATGAAATAGCGCGGCAGTTAGGTGACCGTTGCGTTTCAATCTATGGCTCGCTAGACCCCGAACGCAAAGTAGAATTGTTGAATCGCTGGCTGTCGGGCGATGTGCCCTATTTGGTATCCAAGGCGTCGATGTTCGGCTACGGTCTGAATCTGCAAAATAGCGCGCGGCAGTTATTCGTGGGCGTCAACGATTCGTGGGAGCAGTTCTATCAGGCCGTACGGCGTTCCTGGAGATTCGGGCAGACCCGCGACGTTCACGTGCACATCATCGCGGCGAGCACTGAGGGGAACGTGGTTGAGAACCTGAAACGGAAGGATAAGGAGGCGGAAAAAATGTCAGAGGAAATGGCTGAAAACACTCAGGACTTGACCCGCATGAATCTGGTTGGCACGACCCGGAGTTCATCGCCATACGTGCGCGATTATGCAGAGGGCGAAGGTTTCAAGATCCATTTGGCCGATTGCCTAGATTTGGCGCGGGAGACAGAAAGCGACACGATCCATTACTCCGTGTTCTCTCCGCCGTTTGAGACGCTGTACACTTATTCAAACAGCGACCGCGACATGGGCAACAGCCGCACATCGGATGAGTTCTGGCAGCATTACAGGTTCCTTATCCGGGAGCAGTTCCGCATCACGATGCCGGGTCGTCTGGTATCGATCCATTGCATGAACTTGCCCACTTCAAAACAGTTCCATGGTCACATCGGTTTGCGTGACTTCCGCGGCGAGATCATCAAGGCATATGAGGAGGTGGGGTTCATCTACCATTCAGAGGTCTGCATTTGGAAGGACCCGGTTACGTCGATGCAGCGCACGAAGGCCCTGGGCCTGCTGCACAAGCAAATCAAGAAGGACTCGTGCATGAGCAGACAGGGAATACCGGACTATCTTGTGACCATGCGGAAGCCGGGAGATAACCCGGAGCGCGTTACCAATACCAATGAAACATTCCCGGTAAGGCTCTGGCAGAACTTCGCCAGCCCGGTGTGGATGGACATAAACGCCTCGGACACCCTTCAGAAAGAATCGGCCCGCGAACACGAAGACGAAAGGCACATCTGCCCGCTGCAACTGGAGGTAATCCGGCGCGGCATCAAACTGTGGAGTAATCCTGGCGATACAGTCTATGATCCGTTCGCTGGAATCGGCTCAAGCGGAGTCGTGGCGCTGGAGATGGGGCGCAAGTTCCTTGGAAGCGAGCTAAAGCGTTCCTATTGGAATCAGGCGGTCGCAAATCTGAATTATGCGGCCGTGCGCAGCGATACGCTATTCTGAAAGACGCCGGTACGCTATGACCCCCACCTGGACCCCCGCCCAAATCGAAGCTATGCTCGCCCTCGACGGGGGCACGCAGAGGCTGGTTAAGCCGGAGGAGATAGCCGCAATGAAAGAAGCGGCCAGGCCGGCCGTCAGCAAGGGCTGTATCTGCACGAATAACCATCAGCCGGATTCCGAGGGCCTGATTTTTACGTCCCCGGCCTGCGCGATCCACGGGCTAAAATCCCGTTACATCGAGTCCACGGGCCGCAACCAGCGTGATGCGCGAACGGTTGGCGCCACGCATAGAACGAATCGAGATCGATGACGCCGCCAACGAGGTTCTGCGTCCTGGCCCGCTACCTGTTAGAGCAGGAAGTCTCCTGTGTTCGGATGGAAAAGGCCGCTAACTCCGATACCGGGCACGGCAAAGAATGGCACAGGATAGCCGAGACGCTGTTTGCGCTGCGGGCCGAGCACGTGGAGAGATGCGGGCGGTGCGGGGGAAAAGGGTGAATTGATGTGGATACATTTACCGTCAACGTGTTGTCCCTCTTCTCTGGAATCGGAGGCCTCGATCTCGGAGTCAAGTTGGCTGTTCCCGATGCTCGCACGGTTTGTTTCGTGGAGAGGGAGCTTGCGGCCTGCCAAATCCTGGGCGCGCGCATGGCCGATGGCTCGCTTGATGACGCTCCGATTTTTACGGATATTACCGCCTTCAATGGCCGACCGTGGCGTGGAGTTGTGGATCTCATCATTGGCGGCTTCCCGTGCCAAGACTTGTCCGTTGCCGGATCAAGAAAGGGTTTCGATGGAGAACGAAGTAGTCTCTGGTGGCACTATGCCCGAATCATCTCTGAAGTTAGACCTTCAACCGTGCTCATCGAAAACGTGCCAGGTCTGTTCACGGGAAGCGGATCGAGATTTCGATGCGTATGCGGCTGGCTTGATAGATGGGGAGGGTTCGCTGACGATCAGAGCGGATGTGGATCATTCGAGTTGCACGGTTGTTATGCAGATTACTATGGCGACAAAGGCAGTTCAGGTGCTGAACGCGATCTATCGGAGTTATGGCGGATCGATTCGTCCAATCGACGGACGCAGGCCGGGGGAATCATCGACAGTCAAATGGCAGATGTCGGGGAAGAAGCTCCTTTGCGTACTGCGCCGTATTCGTCCCTTCATCAACCTCAAGAGGGAGCAATTGGATATTTGTATCGAACTGATGGAGATGAAGTGGCCAGAATACAACGGGAACATGAAAGTTACACCCGAGAGGTTAGTCGCATTTCAGAAGGCGAAAGATCGAGTCGAGGAATTGAACCAGAGGGGCCCGATAGACACGCTGCCGGGTTACGTTGCCCAGCTTGTGGGGAACCGGTGGATGACGAAGAAAGTGTCTCTCTTCGGGGAGCATTGGGAGACGTTTTCTGGTCGCTTTCCAGCCTCGGGTTCACTTCGGAATGGTGTCGTGTTCGAGCGTCCGACGTTGGAGCTCCGCACCGGCGAGAAAGAGTATTCATCCTGGCCCACCGCGCGGGCGGAGGGCTCGGAATGCTGCGGGAATCATCCCGGCGCGCAGGATTCATTGTTGGGGGCAACGCGTGATTGGCGAACCCCAAACACCCGCGACCATCATGCACAAGGACCGCGGCTAGATGCAGACCAGAGACAGGTGTGTTTGGTCGATCGGGCGGTTGAGTTCTGGAAGACCCCGCACGGCATGGCCAATATGGACGCCAGCGGAAAGCATGGCGGCGCTGGCGGAGGGGAGTTTGCAAAACAGGCGAACAATTGGACCACTCCACAAGCCCATGATTCAGGGGGGGCAGTCCTGAAAGAGTCAGGCGCAAAGGAACCGAGCACGGATGCGCCAACCTCGCAGATGACGTAACGAAATGGGAACCTGAATGAAATGGAGCACGCCAAGCGCACATGACGGACGAAGGCCGGGAGCGGATGACACAAGCACGCAAGGACGAAACCTCAAGCGGGAAGCCGAAGGGTTTGTGGTCGACGCCGCGAACAGTCACGGGGGGGGGCGAATCCTCGATGCGTAAACAGGAACTAGGCCGCACGGAATCAGGAGGCGGCGATCTTCAATCGGAGGTAGAGCTATGGCAGACACCGGCAGTGGACTCGTTCAGGAGCAGGGGTGGCGACCGCAAGGACGAGATGGGATTGGACCAGCAAGCACGGTTGCAGTGGGCGACACCGACAAGCAGCGACTCGGAGGGATGCACCAACAGGACGGACAAGCCGACGAAAGACGGGGTGCGGCTGTGCTCCCAGGCGAAGGAGTCGTTTCCGAGTCCAGCGGGACGCGACTATCGCTCGCCGAATTCGAAGAGTTTCAAGGATCGGGGGGGGCAGATGAAGGGCGAACAACTTCCGAATTTCATCGAGCACTCTTTCCTCCCGGCCCCGCAGACCGAGACGCCTGGCGAGAAATCATCGAAGACCGCCCCGACCTCGCGCCGGCGATTGAATACGAAATTCGTGGAATGGCTTCAAGGATTGCCGGAGGGATCGACTTCGCCCGGCCCGATCAGCTCCGAAGCCTTGGAAATTTGGTCGTTCCAATGCAGGCGGCACTTGCGCTGCTTATTCTCCTCGATCGCACGGAATAAATCTTCATAATCCCCACCATCCGCACCCAACTTGATTTACAATACGCAATCATGGACACTGCAACACGCCTGTTACTTTTGACCCGCCGGCCTAAGATTCAGCATCTACCCGATCCTTTAGCGAACAATTTGCAGGAGCCGTATGAGCCGCTATCTTCGCGCAAGGATCGAGGCTTCATGGTCCCGAAGCAGATGAAAGCGCCCATGCGCGCGGCCATGGAGCGGGTAGAGGCCGACGTGGGGGATGTGGACGCCTTTGTTGCGCGCGAGCTCCGTTACAACTCCGTTCAACACATGCATCAGTTCTTCATGGGTCTGCAGGTCGATGCGGTGGCCATGGCAATCTGGCAGCTACGGCACGGAAAATCATTGATCGAGTCGAGCATGACAGGTGTTGGAAAAGGCCGCTGCGCCGCCGGCGTCTGCCGCTGGGCCATCCTGAACCGCATCCTGCCCATCTTCTGCACCTACTCGGACGCCTTGTTCTCGGACTTCCAGCGGGATATGGACGACATCGAGTTTGGTTCAAATATCTGGCCGCTGCTCTTCAATGCCAATTCCTCGATCACGGAATGGACTACTGGCCGCAAGATATTCGCAAATCGCGGACCGATGAAACCGACGCTTGAGAGGATTGCCGAGACCGGTGAGCTGCCCAGGGGGCGAAATGCCGTGTATCTGACGTACTCGCAGATCAACACGGAGAATATGCAGCAGATGGCTTTAACGAAGCTGGCGCCGGACGCGATCATGGTTTTGGACGAAAGCCATAATGCCGGGGGCGGGGAATCAAACACGGGCTTGTTCTTTCAGGAGGTTCTAGCGCAGAGCCGCGGCGTGTTCTTCATGTCCGCAACCTGGGCCAAACGCCCGGACAATGTTCCTCTTTACGCGCCAAAGACCGATATATCGATCGCCATCCCCGAACTCTGGCGCGTGGCGGACGCGATCAAGGCCGGCGGCGCTCCGCTTCAAACCGTGGTATCAAACCAGCTTGCCCAGGCCGGGCAGCTTATGCGCCGGGAGCTATCCTTCGAGGGAATCTCGATCCTGGGTAGTGGGCCAGTTTGGATTTCCACAGGCAGATGCAGCACAAGAGGCCAGTGAGCTATGATTTCGCCATTCCTGAAGCCGCGTCCATTCGCCCCGAGTCCATTTCCGCGCCCGTTTCCGATCCCAAAACCCAAGCGGCTTCCGAAAGGACCACGGCCCATGACCCTGGTAGCAGCCTACAGAAGCGCAGAAGGCGGGGTTCTGCTCTGCGCGGATCGGGAGGAGAATGACGGGTGGTTAGCAAAACGAAGCGTTGACAAGATTTATCCGATTCACCTTCTGCCGTGCGACTTCTACCTTGCCGGAGCTGGTCCGACGCCCGCGATTGTAAAAACAAATGAGCTAATACACAACGCTCTAAGTGAAGCATTCGCAAAAGGATCAGACGTTCTGCGCGAATTCAAAACCCTGATTGAAGCCAGCTTGCAGTGCGTACATACGCAGTTCTTGGATGTTTTGGCTGAAATGCCGATGAATTTTATCGTGGTCATTCAAGCTAAGTTCCCGAACACTGTTCCTGTCCTTTACTACACAGACGGGGCAATTATGCTTCCCGAGCATCACTACTGCGCCTATGGATCAGGGAAGGTTATAGCCGATTACTTTTCAGATCGCCTCTACGAATATCCCAAGTTGGATAAGCCAAACCTGATGACCATGGCAGCTTTCGTATTTCGGGAAGCGCACAAATCGAGGAGCGGGGTGGGAGAGGATGTTGATATGGTATTCATCTACCCCGGAATTGGCCGCCGTCAAGAGATCGGGCCAGATTCTGTCCGGGAATTGCAATCGAAGATTCCTCCGCTCGCTGACTCACTTTGGATGCACTGGAAAAGGCGCGCCAAGGTCCCAGATTGGGCCGCAGAATAGCCGCATATGTTATGCGCTTTCCCCAAGCGCCTTCCGCAGCAAGTCCCGGTCGATTGTCGATTTCGCAACGGTCGGTTTCGGCATCAATGCAACCAATTCCTCAATCATCCAAACGTGATCCGCAAGCCCGGCTTCCATAGCTGGCGTAACTCTGAGCGACTGATGAACCCTGCAAAAGTTGTAATGCATGTAGTGGAGTGCAACGGAGCAGATGTGGTTTTCGATCTTCTTTGAGAACGCATTGGTCAACCGTGTAAAGCGGCGATTCTGCATCCGCACTGTAAGGTTCTGACGCTCGACATAGGACGTGCTCACGTGGGCTGGGTCTGGATCGCCCATGACGGTTTTCATGTCACAGCCGATGCACTTGCCGGGAGAGTAGCGGCGGTGATCTTCGTCTGAGGAAGCGCCATAAATCTTCGTGAGCGTGGCGAAGTCCACATCCATTCCGAAGGCATCTTCGACGGCCTGTAGATAGGGCTTGTGGCCGTCTGTCGTAAGCTGTACGCGGCCCTTGATGCGGCTGGCGCAATCTTCCATGAAATCACGAGCCCAGCCCGCATCCCGTCCGCCTACTAGGTAGCCGACTACCAGTTTCGTATCGGCATCGATTCCAACCCAAGTCCAAACGTCTCCCCATCCGCCCTGCTTCTTTTCCGCACTAACGTTCTTTGCCTTCGCGCCCACGAATTGCCAAATCTCGTCGCACTGCATCCGGCGAACCCGGAGGTTGCGAACCTTGAAATCGTGGTAGGCGGCGCAAGCAGAGCCAAGGTCGGAAAGCAGCTTCATGATGGTAGTTTTGGAGACGCCCGTCATGCGAACAGTGGCGCGAATAGAGCAGCCTTCAACTAGGCATCCGACAACTTGCGACCGCGTTTTGTTATCTAATGTGTTCATACTGTCTATTATGCAATAGCCGCTTTAGCATGTCAAGGAAATAATGCGAAAGGGCGCATAAAATATGAAGATTCTCTTACTTTTTGGTTGATGCAGCATAGGGTGTCATTGTGCGGATAGGCCAGCGGAGTTAATATAACGCCCAACAGGTCGATTCGTCGATGATCTGGCTAGGAGGAGAGTTCGTGGCAGACAGAAACCTTATACCTGATTTCCTGAAACAGCGCCGGACAGCTAGCGACTTGGCAGATGAAGAAAAGAGGGCCATCGAGGATCAAAATCGGATTGCGGCTCTCCTCATCGCGTCGGGCGCTCCAAGGTTCTGGAGATCATTACTTGAGAAATTAAAGATAGCGACAGATGCTTTGCCGCATGTGAATCTTCGTGGACAGTTCAAGCCCTCTCTAGATGAGCGGGGTGTGCGAATATCGGTTAATGGCACCGCGCCTTTCGTGAGCCAAACATACACCGACCTCTATCTTGATTCGAGGTGTATCCGATGCACTGAACTGAATATCGGCTTCTACAACCTAGAATTTCGCGTTGGTTTAGAATCGGAAATTGTGGTTGTGGATGAGTTGGGAGACGGTGACCCTATGGACCCGGATGCGGCGGTGAAATACATCATAGAGCGAATGATGGACCACCTAGTAGAATCTAGTCGCAGTAACGCCACCCTTTCTCGCCGCGGACTCTAGGGTTTTTGCGTTTGCCTAATTTTCCTGCTCGGTATACATCTTTCAAGCTAAGATAATCCAATGAGTGAAACCACGCCGAAACCGCTCACGATGGGCGAAATATTTTTGGCAGTTTTCTTTGCGCTTTGGGTCTTCACTATCAGCGCAGGGGTTCTTTACGTCATGTGGGAAATGTTCAAAGGTTGGCTGAAATCAATGTTGCCATGAAACATTTCAACTGGGGTCCCGTCTTTGACGGCCCTATTTCGGGCGATTCCAGCGTGCCGCCGCAGCCCTCTTTGCCACCCTGGAGCGTTGCGTCTTGGTCATGGTAGTCAGACGCCGCTTGCCGCCGATCTGACCGCCCTTGCGACCGATGGAGGCCATATACTCGGAAAGAGCGGCGGGCGCGATGCTGATTGCGGGCGGAAGCGCTTTGGGCTCCGGCGCTTGAATCTGGCCCGTGGAAACTGCCACGGTCCATGCGGCGAGTTGGTTGGGATCGCGGGGGCGCTTCCCTTTACCGATTGTCATAGCATCTCAATCATGGCATAGACTGGGATGCTAAAGCGACCCTGTGGAAATCCAAACTGGCCCACTACCGGCTTAAGATTGGGGTTGCAAACGAGGAATGCTTGCCGTAAAATGATTCCAGCGGGGTTGCTCCCGTCGCCTGTCGCCTGACAAGGCTTAGAGGGGGGATATTTCACCGGCCCCCCTCCGCCAAACTCAAGCATAGGCATGGCGTATTAGGTGAAAATCTTTGAGTAAGTTGCCTGCTTTTCAGTTCTATCCCGGCGATTGGCGTAAAGACATGGGCGTCCAGTCATTGAACTACCATGACCGCGGCGTGTGGTGGGAGATGTTGTGCCTCATGCACGAGTCGGAGCGGCGCGGCGTTCTGGTTTTAAATGGGCAGGCGATGGGAGAAGATTCGCTCAGCAGACTTCTCGGTTTGGATAAGCAAATTCTAACCACCACCCTAACCAACCTCCTAACCTCTGGGGTAGCAAGTCGAGAGGATGGGACGGGCGCAATCTACAGTCGGCGCATGGTAAACGACGAATATATCCGAAAAGTTCGCTCAGAAGCTGGTTCTAAGGGCGGAAATCCCCGTTTGCTTAAGCAAATTCCAACCACTGGGGTTAAGCAAATTCCAACCCCTTCCGCGCGGAAGATGAAGATAGAAGATGAAGATGTACTTAGAAAAGAAAATATTGATGCGTCAATGCTTGCCAGTGGGGTTTTACTTGAACTGAACCTCGCCGGCCGCGATCTTCGCATGGCCTTAGAGGAAATCGGCCGGAACGAGGAAAAACGCGGCGGCGATTTAGAAAAACTTAAAGATCGTATGGTTTCTGCCTATCGCCGGCTGTTACAAGAAGCCCCGACGCTCGATCACGCCCCATGGGGGCCACTCAACTTCTTTTCTGGTGGCCATTGGGAGCACCCAGAGAACTGGCGGCACAAGAATGGCACCCCACAGAAAATTCGCCTTCATCGGCTTGGGGATGAAATATGAGCACCACAGTCCTCTTATCCGCGCCGGCTTCCCCCGACCTTGAGCGCACCATTCTGGGCGCGGTGATGCTTGACAATCTTGCCTACTACACAGCACAAGAGTCAGGCGTAGAGGCGGATGACTTCTCGCTTGATTCACACCGCCGCATCTGGCTGAGAATGGGCGAGTTGTTAGATGAGGGTATACAGGCAGACATTGCAACACTCTCTCAGCGACTTGCCACTCACAAAGAGATTGAGGCTGTCGGCGGAGTGGCTTACCTGGCCAGTTTGACGGAGGGGCTTCCGCGCCGGCCGGTAAGCGATCAGTACATCCAGATTCTCCGGGACATAGCCCTCGGGCGCCGCCTGATGGGCATATGTGAGTCTGCGATTGAAAGAGCCGCGGACCAATCTGAATCCGCCGCCGAAACCATCAGTTCCGTCATTGAGCAAATGCAAGAATCGGCCGCGCGGGTAACGCGCCACGGCAGGCCCATCGCCGATCTGGTAGTTGACGCAGCTAACCAATTTGACGCAGAGTGCAACGTTCAGATGGGCGGAACGCTTGGTGCCAGCGTGTTCACCCCGGAAATAGACCGCGTAACAAGCGGACTTATGGAGGGGGAACTCTGCCTAATCGCCGGACGGCCGCATAGTGGGAAAACGGAAGCCGCTCTGCAACTTACACTAGCGAACGCCCGGCGCGGTCTGCGGGTGCATTTGCAAAGCATGGAAATGAAGCAGGAGCAACTCCAACGGCGTTTCTGGCGTTTAATTGCACAGGTTCCGGTCGCAGCCATGCGGGACCCGCGGTGTCTTACCCCTGAACAGCGTCGGCGTATACGCCTGGCGCAAGAGGAGCTTTTAGATCTTCCAATCTTCATTGATGACACGCACGAAATGAAGGTAAGCGACTTCCGCTCCCGAGCCATCCTGGCGGCGAAGCGCTGGAAGGCTGATCTGATTGTGGCCGATTATGCCCAACTGATCATCGTACCGAAGGCTAGAACGATTATTGAGGCGGCCCCGAAACAGGCGGAGACACTTCGCCATATCGCGCGGGATTATTGCCGAACCGTGGCCCTGGCCCAGTTGCGGCGAGCTCCGCCGAATGATTTGAACCGCTACCCGGACGTAGAGGACATCTTAGGCTCAAGCGCCTTCGAGCAGGCAGCGCAGATGATTCTTATGCTTCACCGGACGCGGAAAGACAAGGAGTACACGGGCGAGGATATGTGCTTTCTCGCTAAAATGCGCGAAATGCAGAGCCTACGGGCATTCGGAATCAGGGCCGAGCGGTGGGGGGAATTCCGGGACCGGCAGGAGTCTGGATCATCCAAGACGACCTACTGGGCGGATACGGAGGACTGACATGGAATGCGAAACCATGACGGAACTGGAAGCAGCGGAGCGCAACGCGCAGAACCTCCAGAAAGCCGCAAATCTCTTCCCTATGCAAGTTCTCTACGCCCAATGGGTTCTCGATGCCCAGCGCGTTCAACGGGACCACGCGGCCAACTGCGAGGCTTGCCGGGAGCGGCCCTAGTAGGCGTACAATTCCATCAGACCGGCCTAAGCCGGCAGTTCCTCTTTGGAAACATGCGTCTCCCTCCCCCGGTACGGTTTAAGGCGCCGTATCGGGGGATTTTTGCGCCCTGTCACATTTTGCTCAGCGTTCAACTTCTTCCATGCTATGCTTATTTCATGACGGTGATCGCCATGACGGAGCGCAGCGAAATCGAGATCGGGACGAGGGTTTACCTCAAGTTCGCCATTGCCGGCGATCCCGGCTGCGTTGTCGGCTTCGATGCCCGTGGCCGCGCGCTGGTGGAGTGGTACGACCTAGACCTGGGGCACCGCACCGCGCATGATCCCGCGAACCTAGTGGTCGACCAGGCGTTCCGCGTGGCGCAGTTCCATCTTGACTTTGAGGACGTTGCGGCGTAGAAGTACCCTTACCAAGCCAGCCCCGCCAATCCAACCCGCGCACGTTCCTTCCACCGTCCCTCCTCTCGCAAATCCAAACTCCGCAACCGCTGGCCATGACCGGGAGCTAAATCCCGGCATGTTACAAAATATCCTTTGACAATCTTCCATGCGGGGCGTAGAGTTCTGCTCATGCGAAATCTAACCCGCTTCACCCTTTGCCTTTCCTTGCTTACCGCAACCCTTGTAAGCCACGCTCAAAAGCCCACGGCGGCCCCTGCTCCGCCCGTAGCCGCACAGACCGTGCAAACCCCTACCCCGGCGCCGCTGGCCGCACAGCAGCCGCCACAGCCCCAGCAACCGCCAACGCTGAATGAGTTCGAGCAGTTGAAAACTGAAAATCTGCAACTGAAGGTTGCGGCGCTGTCGAAGGACATTCAGGATTTTGAAGCCGTTTTCATGCAGGCGCATCCCGGCTGGGCGGTGAATATCCAGAGCGGTCAGGTTGTTCCGGCACAGCAAGCGCAGACCCCTCAGGCCCCGAGATCGCCGGCGCGGCCCGCGGTTAAGCCGCCCATGCCGGGAAAGTAGGCAATCTATGACCCCCGAAAACGAATTGCGGGAGTTGCGCGACACGCTGGCCATCGAAATCACGCGCGCCTGCTTTGAAAAGATGCTCTTGCATCCACTCAGCACCCGTAAGGACCGGATGTTTCCCGCCGTGCTGGAGTCCGATGTGCTGCCAAACATCTACCGCATGGTCGACGCCGTGCTGAGCGGACGTGATCGGAATGTGCTCAATCCGCCCATCACAGTCCAGCAGTGCCACCCAGAGGCCTGATAATGGGAATCACAAAAGTTAGCCAACATACGCTTAACTCCCCCAACGGAAGGCAAGCAGTTGTGAGCTTTGTGCCTGAATTGAATGTGATCGTAACCCATTGGATCGAAAAAGACGGAACCAAAACTCCCCATGGTCTTGATTTCACAGATCGTGGAACTGCAACTTTGCGGTATCTTCACGCGCTTGCTCGATTTACGAGCCATGAGGAGCATGGCGCGCTGATCGCTTGGTTTGAAAAGGAACTCCAGGAGGCCGAATGACCGATCAAGTTCCAATCCCGGTCTACCTCTGGTGGATGCTGATGGCCTTGGCGATCTGCGGGTTGTTCGCCGCCGCCCTCTGGTTCATCCGGTTGGCGTTCAATGGTTCCGTCATAGACAAGATCGCTCAAGCGAACGATCTGATCAAGACCGTAAACTCGCTCCCTACGAATCCGAACGTGCCCAACCCACTTGTAGCGAGCTGGAATGCAAGAATCCCCGCGCGCGCGGATGAAGTCGCAAAGCTAGGCCTTCGGCGCTGCCCTCTCTGCGGCCGCATGAAAGCCAAGGACGGCGAGCACAAGTGCCCGCAATCTTCGCACGCCGCCGGTATGGGTCCGTATCCGCCGCGCATTGTGGAAGTCGACCCGATGAACCCCGAGCCCAAAACAATCCAGCCGATCCTGTTTGCGGACGGCTTCCGAGTGACGGTAGGTGATCTCCACAAATTAGGGCTGAATCCGATCATCAACGGCGACGGTCGAATTGTGATGCTGATGACGGCGACCGGCAAACACGTGCAAACCGTTGAGGAGTGGTGCGGCTTGCGCCACGGCGCGAGGATTAGCTGATGGATGACCTCCTTTTTGTTCTGCTCATGGCGGCGGGATTCTTCAACAGTATAGCCTCCATCGCGCTCTGTATCGCCTGCAGCCGCATGGCGCGAAGGCTCAAGAGGCTTGAAGGGAAATGACAGCCACGGTGCGCAAGCAAATCTCGGACATTGCCGACCGGATGCTTTGCTTTTCCGTCTACCAGGAGACGGCCGATAAGCAGACGATCCGCAAGTGGGCAAACGAACTGAAAGCCTGCTTGAAGCAAGCGAAGGATTGACCGGAGAGCAAGGTTGAAAAAGCGTAACACATGCCACAACGGACACTCGCTTGACGATCCGGCGAACCTGATTCTCCGGACCACAAGGGGCGGCAAGGAAACGAGAGAGTGCCGGGCTTGCGCTAATGAGAGGTTCAAGAGAATGAGAAAATCAAAGAAAGCGGCGAAGGGCGGCAAGCCGGAGCCGGAGGAGGCGATTATGAAGGAGCCAACAAAGCACGCGGAAGAGCAGACGATTGATCCGATGGATTTTCTGGAAGCGCCGGCCGAGAAGGTTGATGCGCCTGCCCAGGCCGATGAAGCCTTCGGTGTCGGCGACTTGGAATCGCCGCAAGCGATCAGGACGGGGCTCTTCACTCGCAAGCCAATCTCCGCTGACGTGTCAAACCTGAGATTTGAGGAAACACACTGCGGTTTAACGATCCCCATTGTGATGGGTGACACTCGCCCCAGCGTCGCCAACCTTGACGCCGTGGCCGAAGAGATGGCAATTGCCGACATGACCGCGGGCGCCGTTGCGGACAGCCCGGAGATTAAGCAAGAGGCTGTCCCGCAGGAACCCGAACCCGTGAAGCCGATTCCGCCCGCGCTACCGAGACGTACCGGCTGCGAGCATGGATTTCCCAACGTTGCGCTGTGCGTAACCTGCCGGGCCAGCGGGAGGCGCTGATGCCCTCCATAGACTTCCATCAGACCAACGACCAGCAATTAGCCGCGCTCATGCGAATACAGGTACAGCGGGATGCGCTGAGCATCCAGGGTGTGCCTCCGATGCAGCAGATGGTGGTTGAGGCGATCGCGCGGATTCTGGCGCGGCCCGTTTTTGTTGTGCAGGGCGCAAGGTTGGCGGACGGTGAGTTGCGGAAGGAAAACGAAGGATAGGGCGTGAAAGGGTAGCGCGATGAGAACCAACCTCGCATTCAAATCCATTCCCTGCCCCGCGTGCGGCGCTCCCGCCGGAAGAAACTGTATGCGATCGATTGCCTTAGCCACCGGCGCATGGTGCCATGAACGCATGGAGGCCGTCCACCTGCCTACCAGCATGAAGGGGCTGAACCGCGAGACGCCGGAGATAGGCGCGCACCCTACGGCCAAATGCGCACAAGGTCACCACGGCGTATGCCATGGCCGCCATAAGCCGAACCATGGACTAGCCGGGCAGCGTTGCAGTTGCGGATGTCACCGGACGGCGCCTGCCGGAATAAACTAGGTTTCATGGCCGCTATCGCCCCCAACATCGCGGAACTGATGCCGTACTTTACGGACGCGGAACTCAAAGAGCTTGAGTTTCTGGCGGCAGAGAAGCAGAGGTTCGCCGATATGACGGCGGACGAGGAGTGCATCGAAGCAAGGCGAGCCGAAGCGGGCAAGAATCCAGCGGCATTCTTTCGCGCATCATGGAACGTGCTTGAGCCGGGAAAAGATCTGGAGTGGTCCTGGCATTATGACTTGATCGGCGAATACTTGCAAGCCGCCTTTCTTCGCCAGATTCGCCGCCTGATAATCAACGTTCCACCGAGGACAGCCAAGTCCAGTGAAGCTACAATTTGCTTCCCCGCGTGGGTTTGGACCAGGCAGCCTGGGATGCGGTTCCTTACCGCCAGCCACTCATCCGGCCTCAGTGGAGACCATTCGGCAGCGCGCCGCCGCCTGATAGAGTCGCGCTGGTATCAAAACCTATGGCCATTAGAGTTCACGCGGGATACAAACCGGCGCGACCAATACCGGAACACAGCACAAGGGGAAATGATTGCTACATCTGTGGGGAGTTCTGAGGCGCTCGGTAAAGGCGGCGACATCCTCATCGTTGACGATGCGATGAATCCGGCGGAGGCGCGGAGCGCAGCGAAGATAAAAGAACTTCACGAGTGGTTTCCGAACGTCTTTCGCCAGCGCCTCAACGATCCGGCGACGGGTGTCATTATCGTGATCGAACAGAGAACCGGGGAAAACGACCTGACGGGCTGGCTGAAAACAAATGAACCCGGCCAGTGGCAGGATGTAGTCGTTCCGCTGGAAGCCCCCGCAAGGAAGGAATACTCTTTCCCTATATCTGGAAAGGTTCACGCCCGCGAGACGGGAGATGTCCTGCAGCCACGGCGTCACACGCCGGAAGTCATCGCAAACCGGAAGATCCACACGCGCACATGGGCAACGCAGGATCAGCAGCAGCCTGCCCCCGATTCCGGTATCGTTTTCCTGCGCGAGTGGTGGAAGTACCGCGGCACGCCACGAGCTAAGTACGATCAGATCATCACCACGTGGGACTTTGCCGTGGAGGGCAATGCGGACTCGGATTACAATGCTGCTTTCTGCCTCGGGAAATGCGGAGCTGATATAGATGTCCTTGACGCATTCAAGGCACGCCTCCCATTCCCCCAACAGCAGCAGGCGGTCGTCAACTTCGCAATCTCACATCCCCTCGCGAGTAGGCACCTAGTCGAAAAGAAGGCCAATGGGCCGGCAATTATTGCGTCCCTCAAGAGCAAAATACCCGGACTGATTGCGGTCGAGCCCCAAGGATCAAAACTGCAACGCGCAGATGCGTCAACCCCTGAATGCGAGGCCGGGAACGTCTATCTAATCGAGGCCCCATGGAATCATGAATTCGTCGAGCATATGGCCATGTTCCCTAACGGAGCGAATGACGATTGGGTCGATGCCTTTGCGCAGGGAGTAAACTGGCTGCGCGGCCATAACTACAGCTACGGTTTACTGACCTACGCCGCCCAGCAAGCCGCGGGCGAACAGCAGAAAGTGCAGGAATACATGGAAAGCGCGAAGATGACCAAGCCGGATACCGGGGTTCAGACCGTAACCTGCATCAACTGCAAATCGACCGCAGTAGTCCGAATCGGGAACAATTATCGATGCAACTCCTGTTCCGCGTCATGGCCGGCGGTCAAGACGGCGGAGTTCGATCCAAAGATTTTCACGCGCGGACCTGTTACAAACATGCGGAAGTAGGATAGGATTGTTACATGCTTTGGATTTGGCTAGGCCGAGCGTTCTTCTGGTTCCTCCGGCTGTTCCTTCCCCGGTCGATTCTCCCGTCCCCTCCCGCGAAACCGAAGCAGCACAAGCCGGTAAGCCTGAAAGAACCATGTCCGGCCTGTCACCGGCCCGGAACAATCACGGTCGAGCATGTAACGGTCTCGACAATGCCCGGAAAGCCTGCCGCCATCCGGCAGAATGCGATGCTTTACAGTTGCAGCGCATGTAGGGGTTTTTGGTACTGCAAGCCGGATTATGCCGTAGGCTACGGCGGAAAGCAGTTGGGACCGGATGACATTCATGGACGGGAAGTGAAAGGATTGGCGAGATGACGGACACTGGCAAAGCGTGGGCTTTAGTCCTTTCGGAGATTACCGCCAAGCGCTATCGCTCTGCTCCTGCGTTTGAGAGTTGCCCCGGCTGTCAGTGGCCGATGAACTTTGACCCGGCAAGGATGGAGCACTACTGCGAAAAATGCGGATCAACCGCATCACCGCTATTCTTTGAAGCAAGGAGATTGACAGCATGAACGCACCAATCTTGAAGTATTTTGCCTATGAGCATCTTCCTGTTCATCTACAGGAGATCAGCAAGCCTATCGGAGAAATGGCCGTTGCGTTCGACGTGACATTGCCCGATGGACCTGAGAAGTCGGCAGGACTCCGTAAACTGCTCGAAGCGAAGGATTGCTTTGTTCGGGCGAAACTAGGTTAAGTTCCCCGCAAGGGGATAGCAGAGCGGACGGAATCGTCCATGAAGAGCAGCCACTTCGTGCGGGTTTGCAGAGGGTCTGGGCGTTCCTCCGGTTTAAGTGACCTGTAGCTCACAACGCGTCCGCTCTGCCGCGATTGAAACGCCGAGGCATCATGGCCCACGCCTTTCTAAATCCCGATAGCCAAGTCCACGTGCAGCAGCGATGTACGAAGGTAGCTTTCCCATGCCGCAACGGAGCCATGAAGGCGGCGCGGACGGCCCGCAATCCTGTCGGCGTAGTTGATCGCGGCGAAGGGACGCTGAGGGCTTACCGGTGCAGGATTTGCGGCGGTCATTGGCATCTGGGACACCTGACGAAGCAGGGGAAAAAGCGGTGATGGAAGAAGACGACCCCGTGACCCGCTGCCCGCACTGCGGCCTAAATCAATACCGCACGCACAACGGTTGCTGTAGGCGCTGCTCGAAGCCGTTGACACTCCCAGCCTACAAGTTCGATCTTGACCGGCAACCAACAAATGAAATGCTCGCCCTGGCGACAAAGCTGGTACTCTGCGCACACCGCGGCGAGAGATCGCAGCGGCAGATGGCCAAGCAGTTGAAATGCAAGCGGACGTACATATCGAAGTACGAGAACGGGCACTGCACACCATCGCCGATGCACATTGAAAGGTTTGCGGTAGCCTTTGGAATTCCGACCTGGCGGCTGGTTTTGGAGATCGAGTGCCTGGCGCGGGCGCTGGGCGCGATCGAGGATGTAGCACTTCCTCAAAGTTTACAGTTGTAACACGCTTCGATGCCTATTGCCCTCTTGTAACACTCCCCATCATTTCCCCGATTCCGGCCGTGTGATAGATTGCGAATCGTGGCGGACCTCAATCAGCTCGCAGTCTTCAAGAAGGCCGGGAGCGCGGCCGTAGTCAGACCGCTCGGCGCTTTAGCGCAGATGCTTACCCGGCTCCAGGGTAGCTTGTACCAAGCCCCATCGGATGTAATCCCCGGCATGAAGCCGACGGACTTTCCGAGTCCCCTACAGCCCGTCGCCCCATTCGGACCGCCTGACGCCCAGCCGCTCGGCCTCAATATGCAGATGGGGCAGAACCTCATCTTTACACCCCGGCCCGATTCGCGGTACACGGCGGCCGATTTGCAGGCGCTGGCGCGGTATCCGCTAGCAAGGATGTGCATCAGCAACGTTGAGAACATCATCAGTTCTCTTGGCTGGAAGATTCAACTTCGGACGCAGCCTGGCGAAGACCAGAAAGAGCGCGAAGCCAAGCAACTTAAAGACGACACAATTCTAAAACTGACCGACTTCATGTCATGCCCAGACGGTGAGCATGAGTTTCAGGACTGGGTACAGCCGCTCATCGACGACATGCTGCGAATCGATGCGGGCTGCTTTTTGATTCGGAAAGCGCCGGATGGAACAGTGTATGAATGGCGCGTCATGCAGGGTGCGTACATAACTCGGCTGGTGGACGCGAACGGCTACACCCCGCAGTCTCCGGCCCCTGCTTATCAGCAGCTTTGGGATGGAATCCCTCGCGTCAATCTAACTACCGACCAGTTGATTTACCGGCCCCGCAAGATCGTTTATGAAGTCGGAAACGTGGCCTCGCAACTTTACGGACTGGCCCCCACGGAAGAATTAGCCCCCGAGCTTGAAATCGGAATCCAGCGGCTCCGCTACGTCACAAACTTCTACAAGGACGGTTCGATTCCAAATGTCCTTTGGGTAGTTCCGTCCGACGCTTCGCCCGATGTCGTCAAGACCGCAATGGACTATCTAAATGCCGACATGAGCGGCAACCTTGAGGCGCGGCGGATGTTTAGATTCGCCCAGGGGTTCAGAAGTTCGGAGAGCGCCAAGGAAGACCTGATCAAGCAATTCGAGGAGCCGAAACTATCGGACGAATTCGACGATCTACACACGCGCAAGGTCTGCTTCGGATATGGCGTGAGCCCGCAGCGGTTACTAAAAATGCAAAATCGCGCAACAGCTCAGACCAATCAGGAAGCCGCCGAAGAGGAAGGAGTTGCGCCGTTCCGTGAGTGGGTTGAAAAGGCTATCAACTTTACACTCCAGCGCAAGATGGGATATCAGAAATACGAATTCAAGTTCGACATTTCGCAAGATCCCGATCCGACGAAGCAGGCAGAAATTGACGCCACCGATCTAAAGTCGGGCATTGCCACGATCAACGAAAAGCGCGTAGCCCGCGGCTGGGACCCACGGCCCGAGGCGGAAGCCGATCAGTTAGGGAACTGGCTCACTACCGGATGGATGCCGATCGATCAACTGCCCGCCACGCCCAGCGCCCCGGCAGCCAAACCCGGCAAGGGATGGGAGCCGAATCCGGACGATGAACCTCCCGCGCCAAAAGGCAAGCAGAAGGTAGCAAAATCCAACGATGATCCGGTTCTGAATCCGGGCCGCGACACGATCCGCGCCCGCCAGGCCGAAGCGCAACTATTCGCCCGCATGTATCACTTCTTCCACAACATCAAATCTTCAATGGTCATCGTCGACCCGCATGTACACAAGATGGCGAAGGCGGATACGGAACCCGACGTGGTTCAGCAGCAGCAGATTGAGCAGATCGTCGACGCCATCATGGGCAGCATTCAATGGGATGCGCTTCCGGCCGCGGTTCAACCCGCAATTCAGGACGCAGCGTTAGATGGAGCGGCAATAGGTCTCGATCAGACGGAGCGCGCGGTTCAGTCCGGACCGCTGACCGTGACTCTCTCGCCAACGCCCGTGCGCGTAACGGCCAGCGCGACGATCAGCGATGTCAACCAGGTGGCCATGGATTACGCCAGGGACCGCGGCGCCGAAATGGTGGGCATGAAGTGGGTCGATGGAGTTTTGGTCCAAAACCCGAACGCGGCCATGGCCATCACAGACTCCACGCGCAATATGCTCCGCGAAATCCTGACCGAAGCTTTTTCGCGCGAAACGCCGATGAGCGAGCTCGTGCAGAGAATTCAGGCCGCCGGCGTGTTCTCCGAAAAGCGGGCAAAGTTGATCGCCACAACCGAAGTAAAGTTCGCCATGGCCCGCGGCAACATCGAAGCGTGGAAGAAGACCGGGGTGATTCAGGCGGTTGAGTGGGTGCTGTCGGCCGATCACGAGGTAGACGATGAATGCGATGAGAATGCAGAGGCCGGCCAGGTGCCGGTCGGTGAGGCATTTCCATCGGGAGATGTTGCACCGCCGCAGCACCCCGCGTGTTTGTGCGCCCTTCGTATCGTCCACCTCAATCCACCGAAGAAAGTGAGCGCATGAGATGAGGCAGTTCTTAATTGATATGTTGAAGCGGCTGGAGTTTTTATGTCCTCCGCCGGCGCGTTGTCATCACGTAATTACCTTGGCCCAATATTTTGGCAGCGACGAAACTGAACGGGCAAAAGGCAGGCTCTCACTGCGGGTCAACTGTGATGGCTATTTTTTCGGATTCTTTCTCGATGACGAAGATTTCCATCGAGAGGCCGAGGCTGTCGCCAACGATTTTGCTGAGTTCATTCGCAAAGAACAGACGGGACACAGGTTGACATTGGTGCCGGGCAGTACGGAGGGATGATGCGCATCCGCTTTTCGGAACGGCTCGGCACGATCGAGATTGACGGCGTCCTGATCTCAGCCGGTGTGCTCAAAGAGATCGTCGACCCGGACAAGCGCCTTCTTTTCCGGTTCGTCCGCGAGGGTGGGATAATCAAAGCGACCGCGATCGATGAACGGTCTGCGATCTGGATTGACCCTGATCCAAACGACCAGTCAACAGAATTTGGAGTTGTGAACCAAAACAGTAACGAGGAGAAACGATCATGAAAAGGTCACTTGCAGCCATCGTCCTCGCGGTCATCTTGCCCATGGTCGCGTTCGCCACGCCCACAACCATCAGCGGTACTCAGGTCAATTACCCGGTTTCCTTCCCGCTCCAGACGGGTCAATGGTGCTTCAACGGGGCCTGCGCCACGATCACCAATGGGGCATTCTCCGGCAGCTTCACCGAGGGAACTGCGACCGTCACGATTACCACGGGTGCGCAAACGATTCTTACCGTACCGGGGGTAACGATTTCCACGTCAACCTATGACTGGGACAATTACGTCGCTCCGGCAGGGTCAACATTGAGCGGCATGGGAACGCCGACGATTCCATGCGCTATAGGCGCCGCATTTCAGCAGAATGATTCTCTTCCCCCGTATCAGGGCTGGGGATGCAAAACCGTGGCGGGCGCGACGGCCTGGATCGCGCAGGGAACTCCGGCCACGCAAATCGTATTGAATCTTCCGGTGAACGCAATCACGACTACCACAACCGTATCCACCGCGGCGCCGGGGAATGTGCGCTCGATCATCGGGCAGGTTACAACCACGAATACCGGATACGCGAACGGCGGCAACAGCCTGGTAGGCATTCGCGGCGTGGCTACATTGCCATCCGGAACCACGGCCACGAACGGATATGTGTACGGCGCTCAGGGAAAACTGATCGTTCAGGGCACCGTCAACGGCGGCGCGCTCTGGATGTTCGGCCTGCTTGGCCAGCTTGATCTATCCTCGGCCACGCTCACCGGGGCTGCCCATATTGCGCCGATCTGGTCCGACGCCGGCGCAACCGCACCTTCAGGGGCCTGCGCGTTCTGCGATTCGATGGTTATCACCAACACAACTGCGGCGACATTCAACTCCCTGATCTACGGCTACTCAAAGGCCACGAGGCTGATGGATTTGACCGACAATGGCGGCGGCTACATCATCCCCGGAAGCGGAGCGAGTGCGGCTGTGAGCGGGTACCTGAAGATCAAGGTGTCAGGAACTGACGTTTATCTGCGCTACTACGCCGGAGCAAGCTAATGCGCCGGATCTACCTGGCAATTCTGCTGATGGGCGGGTGTCTCCCGATGCCCGCCCAAACCGCGCAAGCAGTGCCGCCCGCAAAGACGGACAAGCCCGCGATTACCCGCCAGATGCTTGAGCAGCGTCTGGCTGAATTGAAGGCCGGCAAAGAGCAGGCGGTTGCGAACGTCAATGCTTTTGAAGGCGCGATACAGGAATGTTCGCATTGGCTTGATTTGCTCGAACCGCAGAAGCCAAAAGCAGAGCCTAAGCCCGCGTCAAATCCGGCAATCGAAGGCGCGGGGAAAAAGGAAGAGTGAGCGAGCCTCATGGACTTTAACGCGGTGGACGTAGCGGCAAGACTCGGAGACACGATGACCGCACTCAGTGAGCGCGTGGCGGCTTGCGAACATACCTCAAGGGAATTTGAGAAACTTCACGATGAGATACCGGGGCTATGCGTTCGCATATCGTTAACGGAGAAATGGCAGGAAGCACACCCGGATACGCATCGCCTAGAAGGAAACGCTCTCTCCATTGCAAAGGCTGAAACTGACCGCCGCTTGCATGAAATGAACGAGATGCGCAAGCAGATCGATAATGAGCGTGGAACTTTTGTAAACCGTGAACAGTACGAGCAACAACATGCGCGGCTCAGAGAAGACATTATGAAGGGCGCCGCGTATAACGACGCTAAGATTGCCGAATTGGCGAAGAGTTATGACGCTAAGATTTCCGACCTGACCAAGAGTCGCGATACCGCATCCGGCGAGCAAGGGTTTATTGAGAAGTTCTGGCCTTTGATTGTGGCTGTCGCCATACTCGTCGTGCAACACTTTTGGAAGTGAGGCTAGCAAACTGGCACATCTAGAGGCCCTTTTTCACCTCCGAAACTTTATTTCATCGCTTGAACCCAAAGAGTAAACATGCCAGATACCAAAGTTGAACCCGCAAAGCAATACGTTGAGCCGACGCTCGATGAGCAGAGGCGGCTGATTCATGACGAAACCGTCCCCGAACCCATCCGCTGGTTCTGGCGGCAGCGGCTGTACGGGGCGGGCGGTACGGGGCGCAAGGGGATACAACAGGATCGAGTCCAACGCCTACAGGAAAGCCTCCGCGAGAATTTCAAGGTTCGGATGCTCGATAAGTTGGTGGGGGCAGTTGGAAACCAAAGTCCCAAATCCGCAGCAGAGCATCTACCCGGCAAGCGGAGAAAGCGCGCCCGTCGCCTCATGCGGCAACTCGCAAAAGTCGTAAAAACTGCCAGTTAACCCCCATCATTGCGCGGTTGCCATGCCTGTTGTATATCCCTAGATGTGCAGCAGACCATCAAACCCGGCGAGTTCCTGAAGGCTGTTCCCATCGAAAAGGTGGATGAGGCCAAGCAGGAAGCCTGGGGCACATTCACCGCCGAGGTTCGGGATTCCGACAATGAAATAGCCGACTACGCCTATCAGAAGGGGCGCGTTCAGGCCTGGTCCGACAATGAGAAGTCGATAGCCGCCGCGGCGGGGATGGAAGAATCCCTCGGCAATGTTCGGTTCTCCCACATGACCCTTCCGACCGGCAAGGTGATCGCCCTGAACATGGACGACGGGCGAAAAACCATCGGCGGCGGAACATACCTGATGAACGTCGGCGATACGAAAACCTGGGACATGGTCGCCAAGGGGATCTTAAAAGGGTTCAGCTTTGGCGGCCGCTACGACTGGCGCAAATGCGACGTTTGTGGTGAGCAGCTACCCAATGAGCAGGGCAACAACTGGTGCCCGGCCTGCAAGGAAACGGTCCCGGTACGGTACGGCGCCACGATTGCCGAACTTTCCGTGTGCGACCGGCCGGCGGTCCCGGTGGCGAACATTCTTCACATCAAGGCCGATGGCTCGACGGTGCCGGTGGAGGTAAAAGTGGATAAGGACGAAAAGAAGACCAAGCGCGTGGCCGGGGAAGACCTGACGGCCGATTGCTTCGCCCACGTCGGAGATCCGGAAAAGACGGAAACCTGGAAGCTCCCCATCAAGTTCTCGACCGAGGAGAAAACCAAGCGCCACATCGTAAATGCTCTCGCCCGCTTCGCTTCGACTAAGGGCATTCCCGCCGATGAAAAGGCTAAAGTCAAGGCCAAGATCATCGCCGCGGCCAAGGAGCACGGAATCGAAGTCTCCGAGGACGAGGACAAGGCCGAGGTCCTGACGCTTGACCGGAGCTTCATCAAGGCTGAAAGTCAGCGCATCAAGGAAAGCATCCACGCCAAGGCCGCGGGCGCGGGTATCACGCTGCGCAAGGATTTGTTCGATGTGGCGAACTTTGCCGAGGTACTCCAACGGATTGCATGGTTGCGGTATAGTGCGATTCAAGAACGGGACTACGAGGGCGATGAGTCCGACATTCCCGAGGAATTGGAAGAAAATCTGATCAGTCTCTCGGAGACTTTCCTTCGCATGGCGCAGGAAGAAACCGCGGAACTGGTAGCGGCCGCGAAAAAGGCCGGGAAGGTGACCACGATGAAAAAGGAAGTCGAACTGCCCGAGAATGTCGGCGACGTGATGACCGGCCATCTTGTCGATCAGGCTGCGCATAACGAAGTTCTGGCCGATGCCCACAAAGCAATGGCGGAACACCACACGGCTCAGGCCGCCGTTCACAAGGCCGCTCACGAGCACTTCAAGAAGGCGGCCGCAGACGGCGGCGAGCACGAGGAGCATCACAAGATGCACGCCGATATTGCCAAGGCCACGCATGAGCATCACCTGGCCAAGGCCGAGCACCACACGGCCATGCACAAGGCCCATTCGGAAATGGCCGCCAAGTGCGCGAAGTGCGCCGAGGACTTCGCCGACACGCCGGAAAAGAAAACCGCGCTGGCCGCGCAATTCAAGACCGTGCGCGAGGCCAAGCCTGCAATTCGGAAGAGCAATGCGGCTCCCGTGGAGGTTGACGTGACCAACATGAGCGAAGTGGAGAAAAATGCCTACGCTCGCATTCAGGGCGAGTACTACGCATCGCCCGAATATGCCAAAAAGGTGCGCGAATCGCTCGACGCCCAGGCCGTGGCAAAGCTCAACGCGGCAGCCAACAACGCATCGATCGCGGTCGGCGTTGAGGCGGGCGGAGACAACGGGAACATCTACGCGGTTCCGCGTGCCGGCCAACTGGACAAGAGCCAGCAGGACGAAGGCGAATTGACGGGCGCAACGAAGCTCTTCGATTTCATCAAGTAACGGGCAGTTCACGAAAAGGCGCGTCACCCCGGTGGCGCGTCCCGAAGGCAAGCAAAACACGAGGAGGGTACCAGGATGTTTGGCACACCAGTTTTCACTCGCGGCATGGGCGAGATCGTCCTGACGGACGATGTCTACAGGGGATTCACGGCGCAGCAGGAGGCCGCAGTCAAAACGTGGGTGGGCAACCTGCAAAAGAAGCACAGCAAGACCTTGAACGATATGTTGCGCGTCAAGGGCGCTGTCGGCTCCCTCAAACTGCCGGGCAATCCGGCCGATACAGCCGAAACCAACAAGCGCATGGCCCTCTACAATGAGGGCGCCGAGATGGCGAAGCACCGCATCTGGGAAGTGATGAAGGCCGGGCAGAAGATGGCCAAGACCGGCGTCACATCCTCGATCGGATTCAACTTCTACGACCTCCGCGGCCCGGTCGAACTGCTTTATCCGTTCTACACGCCGTTCCGCAACATGACCCCGCGTCCGGCTCCTCCGAATTCTGGCGTCGGCACGGCTGCTCACTGGCAGCGCATCACCGCGCCCGGATACGCCTATCCCGGCGTGCCGGAAGCGCAGCGCGCCCAGATCACAGCGCCGAACATGGTCCCCTGCATTGCGACCTACAAGGAGTTCGGCAAGGAAAACCAGGTCACCTACACGGCGGAGTTTGCCGGCGAGGGATTCAACGACAACCTGGCTACCGAGCGTCTGGACGGCCTTCTGGCTCTGTTCCTCGCCGAAGAGGCGCAGATTCTGAACGGCAACGGCGGCAACGGAACCGGCTCGAACGGCTTCCAACTCGGCACCGGCCCGACTCCGACCGTAGTTGCCGGGACCGCGCTTACGCCGGCCGGAACGCTCACATCCGGTCACTACGTCTCCGTCTGGTGCGTGGCCCTTACCGCCATGGGAAACCCGCAGAACGCGCAGTACGGCTACTACAATGCGCCTCTTACCGTGGCCGGCGGCCTGACTCCGACGTTCCAGTACAACGCGCCCGGCACCAATCAGCCGATCTCGATCGCCGGCGGCACGTCGGCATTGTCGGCAATGTCCAACTCGGCAACTCCGTTTCAAGTCACCGCCACTCTCAACGTCGTAGCCACCGTCACGCCGAAAGTCGGCGCCATGGGCGGCTATGCGTGGTTTGTAGACTACGAGGCCACCAATACCGGCAGCACGGCTGGCGCTTATCTCTACGCCATCACACAGTTCCCGACGGTGACCATCAGCACGCCCCCGACCGTAACGACAACCGCCTCCGCGTTCGTAGCCGCCGGCGGGAATGTTGACGAATCGGCCAACCCCTACGACATGGACGGATTGTTCGCCTGGGCCGCCACCTACGGCCAGTGGGTGAATCAGTTCGGCGCGGGTCCAAGCGGATCGAACTCCCTGACTTCGCTCGGAAACGGCAAGGTTCTCGAAGTCGAAACCATGCTGCAGACCCTGTTCACGATCTTCCAGACGGGCATCGACGAAATCTGGGGCGATCTGATCGCGGTCGAGTGCCTGGACAATGCTGTCCGTTACGGCGGCGCCTCGGCAACCGGCTACCAGATCATCCTCCAGCGCGATACTCAGAACAACATCCTGGGCGGCTTCGTCGTATCCGGCTATCAGAGCCGCTACGCCGTTGGCAACCCCACCGGTGCGAATGCAATTCCCATCCGCATTCACCCGATGATCCCGCCCGGAACGCTGCTGTTCAACATCCGGACCGTGCCGCCTGGCTACTCGCACAGCCGCCTGCCGTACATCTACGGCATGTTGGTTCAGCGCGACTACTACGGCATCGAATGGCCGCCGGTGTTCCGTGCATGGAATTTTGGGACATATGTCCATGAAACCTTAGCTCATCACTTCCCCGGCCTTTTGGGAGTGATCACGGGCATCGGAGCATTTGTTTCCCCGTCGTAAAATCAACGATTTAGGTTAGCCACTGTTTCTAGGGGGCGGTGGCCCTAAAGCTCAAAAAGGCCAGTTCCGAGAGGGATTGGCCTTTTGAGTTTGCGCATTCTTTGCACCCTGTATCCTGTGAATCATGGAGGGGCTTTACGGCGCTTTTCGGTAAATCTGAGGGCCACCCCACCGGCGACCCTCAAGCCATCGTTCTTCCGTCTCGCCTAGTTGACCGTAAGCGTGGTACTGGACGATGCCGTCTCGTACCCGAAAGCATCGGTTGGGGTGAAAACAACTGACAGGCGGTGTGTGCCGGCAGGCAGCACGGCTCCTGGGCCGGGTGAATACGCATAGGTTCCGGGCACGGATGCAGTAGCGTTCAACTGCGCCGCGCTGAGGGGCGTCGGGAAGGCGATAGGGGCGG